TCTTCGTGATCTGATTCACCGTCACCGAGGTGGCGGCCAGCGTGCTGTCGTTGTTGGTCTCCCAGCTCGACGGGTTGGTCTGGGCGGCGGTGCCGGTGGTAAACTTCTTCACCTGGACCGTGGCGCGCGGGCGGAGGTTGTCCAGGCCGACGTTGCGGCTAAAGGCGCTGACCAGAGCCAGCCGGGTGGCCGCCACGGTGATCACGGCGTCGGCCAGATAGTCGACCACCAGGCCGGAGGCGAAGGTGTTCGCATTCTGCGGGGCGTGCAGCGCCGACTGGCGGAGAAGCTCGCTGTGGTTCTGGATCAGGAACTCGCGGCGCTTGGCACCGGCCTGCATCTTCTTGTGAGCCTCGAGCAGCGGGTTGCCCAGGTTCTCGATGCGGACCGGGGCGATGGGCTCCGGAGCAGGGGCGGCGGTGGGGGCCTTGGCGCTGATCGCCGCGGCGACCGCCTTGGCGACGATGGACTCGATGTCGAGGGCGGCGGACGGCGCGGTAGGAGCGGCCGCCACCACGGTGTTGGTATCACTCATGTCAGTATGTGGTGTCTGTGATGTCGGCGCGGTTGTCGCGCCATCGACGGCAGCGGAAGTGCTGCCGGTCGAAAGTGTGTCGTCGATGGATTCCTCCTCGGCCTCCTCGAGCTCTTCCTGCTCGAGCTGGGCGTAGAGGGCCCGGAACCAGTCGCGGCCCGCGGCGCCGCCCCATAGGTTTGCGGCCACGTCGGCCGGGCTGTCGGGCTCGGCATCGAGGAAGCGCTCGTTGCGGGCCCACCAGGCATTCGCCTTCCGGACCTTGGCCTCGGTGGGCGCCTCGCCGGCCTTGAGGCTGTAGGCCTCGCGGATGGTCACGGGCTCGAGGCCTTCGCCACCGAGACCCTGCTCGACCTGCTTGATGCCCTTGTCCAGGGCCTCCCGGACCGCCGGAGGGGCGGTCTTGGTCACAGCCCGCGGATGCCAGCAGGCCGCCATGGCGAGCTGCTCGGTGGAACGGTCCGCCAGGCCGAAGGTGATCGCCTCGCCCGCGGTGAACCAGGTCTCGGCCTTCATGGCCGCGCGGATCGAATCGGTCGTCCGCCCGGTCTTCTTGGCGTAGATCCCGGCCAGCACCTCGGCATGCTGGTCGAGGGCGTCCGCCATCTTCCGCATGTCGCCGCTGGTTCCGGCCACCATGCCGGACGGGTCGTGAATCATGAAAAGCGCAGCCTCGGCGATCTCCACGTCGTCGCCAGCCAGGGCGATGATCGAGGCGATGGACGCGGCGATGCCGACCACCCGGGTGGTCACCGGCGCCTGCCGGCCCCGGAGCATGTTGTAAATGGCCAGGCCGTCCCAGACGTTGCCGCCCGGGCTGTTGATCTCAACCACCAGAGGGCCAGGCCCGACCGACTGCAGGGCGTCGGCGAACGCCTTGGCCGAGACGCCGGAGCCACCGAACCAGTCCTCGCCGATCTGGTCGAAGATCTGGAGCATGGCGGGCTCGTGGGCCGAAGCCCGCGGGCTGTAGGAGAGCCAGTTGGTGACCTTAGTCATTTTTCTTCTTCGCCTTCAGTTTGCGCCTTGCCGGCGCCTTGGCAATAACTTGCCCGGGCGGTTCTGCAGGAATGGGCTCCGGCAGCGATTCGCCCGAGGGCGTGTCCTCGACCACCGGCAGCGCCGGCTCCGGGGCGATGGGCTGCTTCTGCGCCACCGAGATCTCGGAAACGTCGATGCCGTATTTCGAGGCCAGGTCCCGGATGTGCTTGGCCTGCTGGGCCTTGGCCTCAAGGGCTGAACGCCAGTCGATGCCGCGGGCCCCGTAGATCTCGTCGTAGGTCGTGACGCCGGCCTCCAGCTCGGCGAGCTGGGCCGCGGAGTTGCGCCCGACGTCGACGTTGGGCGCCCTGGGCGCCTGGATCGCCACCTCGTACCAGTCGTCCGGCGAGTCCTGCAGGGTCGGGTCGACGCGGATGGCGTATTCCATCACGTATTCCCAGATCCGGCGGGCGGCCGAGGCCATCACCTGATGGCGACTGCGAAACCAGACCGACGACATGTCGAGGGCGCCGCGGTAGACCGTGCCCTGCATGCCCTCCGGGAAGACCAGGACATACGGGATGCCGACGCCGGCGCAAACCTTCTCGGTCAGGCTGCGCCAGTATTCCCGCATATTGACGTTGGGGCGGTCGGCCTGGAACTGCTCGAACTCGTCGCCGGACTTCAACACCTTGACCGTCGATCCGAAGATGTTCTCGTAGTAGGTCTGGGCGGTGCCTTGGCTGCCGGCCACGCCAGACCGGAGGCTGGTGGCCTGCACCTCGCCCGAGCTGGTCTTGATGATCTGGGCCACGCTGGAGGCCAGCTTGCAAGACTCCATCTCGAGGCGCTGCAGGTCGTCGAGGTCGTGCAGGTCGTTGATGACGCAGGCGACGAAAGGCAGCCCGCGGAGCTGGCCGGCCCGCTGGGCCTCGAAGATGTGGATGATCGAGTCCGAGGAAATCGACCGGATGTCGCTGAGTTGCCCCTGCTGCTGCTCCTGGCCGATGTAATAGGCAAGCGCCCGGCCGGTCTTGGGGTCGAACCGGACGCCGTCGAAGATGTCGGGTTGACCTTCCTGGCCGGTAGGGGTGGCCACCTGCTGCGGCTCGATGAGCTGCAGCCGGGGCCGCCCGGACTCGCCGCGGGTCAGCAGGATGAAAGACTCGCCGTCGTAGAACCAGCCCCGGGCCGCCAGCGACATCAGGGTCCCGAACGATTGCCGGGAGCCGATGTCCGGGAAACGGCACCAGAGATCCCACCAGCGCTTCGCCCGCAGGTTCCAGTCCGGATTCGAGCTGGCGGGCTGCACCGAGAAGTTGCTGCCGACCGTGTAGTTCTCGAACAGGTCGCCCAGTCGGTTCATCACCGCGTTGTTCTGCTCGAAGAATCGGGACTTCCGGACGATCTGCTGCCGGGTCGAGGAGGTGACGTCGAACCGGACCGAGGTGTAGGAGGTGTCCAGGAACGACCGGCGAATGCTGTTGGTCGCGCCCTCGTAGCGGTCGACGGGCGCCGAGCGGAACTTCGACAGGATGTTGGTGATCAGGCCCATCAGGTCATTCCGGTGCGGATGGTTCCCTCGCGGCGGAAGTTGGAGAAGTCGCCGCCGTAGGAGGTGACGGCGACCAGCACCTCCGCCATCAATTTGGCGAAGATCTGCGCGTCGGTCGGGCTGGAGATGCCGTCCTGGTTGAGCAGCTCGACGGCGAGATCGTAGTCGCCGATCAGCGATTCCCACATCTCGACCATTTCGGACGGGGTCGGGGCTCCTTTGCCGGGCTCGGCGAACTCCACCGAGACATCCGAGGAAGACGTCGACCGGACCACCTGCCCGGACTCGATGGTCGAGGCCGCGGCGATCACCTTGGCCGTCAGGGCGGCCAGCAGCGTGGCGCCCCCGAGGGCGCTGTAGACGCTGCGGAGATAGGCCCGCTTGATGGCCACGGTGTACGTGAACACGGCGCGGACCATATTGGCGGACCCGCAGAGATCAAGCGCTTGTTGTGGATTCCTGCGGGATCAGGTCATTCCACAGCATCACCATGGCGAGCTGCATGATTTCGCAGTCGTGCAGGTGGTCCGGCCACTTCTGGTTCCGCTTCGTCCAGACGTGCTTGATCCGGCCCGCGCGGTTGGCTTGAGGCCGCAGCAGATGGGAGTCGAGATGCCGCCAGTAAAGGTCGGGCTCGGCTAGGTAGGCGCCGTCGACCTGCCATTCGGCCGGCGGCTCCGAGATGCCCCACTCCCGGTCGATGTCGCCCTTCCGAAGCCGGGAAAGCATCTCCCGGAGGTGCTCGGTGTCGAAGACCAGGAGCGGCTGCACCACATCGGTACGCATCGAGGAGGAGGTCGAGATGCCGAACGGGTGAACCGCCCCGGACTTTGTCGTGAACCGGGCGCCCACCTCCCGGCCCTTGAGCGGCATCCAGCCGATGACCATGGGCTTCCGGAGTCCGCCCTCCGGCGGATACCGAAGGCCACAAGGGAAGGTGACCGGGTTGGATGTGACGGTCGAATAGCCGGCGCAGGCATCGTAGACCGTCTGGGTGTTGAACCCGGAGTCGATCCCGACATCCATGTCGTGCACCTCGAGCTTCACCTGCACCCGCCGGAGGGCGGCGAAGTCGTCGGCATGGCCGGCGGCCACCAGGGTGCTGTGCCCATCCTTCCATTCCCGGCAAACCCACCAGAGGAACGGCGCCACCGCCTGCACGTCCGCGGTCAGGTAACGGCGCCCGCCGTCCACCCGGACGATCTGGGCGGTCTCGGTCCGGTCCTGCTGGACGTCCTGCTGCTCCCAGGGCTCCGCCAAGGTGCCGTTGATGAAGCCCTGCAGGCCGGCCATGGAGGCCTTGGCCTCCAAGAAAGAGACCGCCAGATGCCCCCAGGTGCACTTGCGGTCCGGGCTGTAGAGGCTGGACAGGTGGTAAGACCGGACGCCAGGCAGCGCCCCGGTGTTCTCCGGGATCCATTGCCCGTGGCGCAGGGCGGCCACCTTGTGCGCGTCGGTGATGCGCCCCTGGCAAAGCTGGCAGACGTAGTGCGCCGAGGCCCGGATCTTGGCCAGGTCGGGCTTGCCGTCCTCGGTCCTGGCGTCTTCCCAGGTCACCTGCGGCCACAGCAGCTTGATCGGCTCCCGGCAATGGGGGCACGGGATGTAGAACCGGCGCTGGTCGCCGCGGAGGAATCGCTGCCAGATCCGGCCCTCGACGACGGTGGGTGTCGAGGTCATGAAGGCCTTCGAGCTGGAGAACGACTTGAGACGCTGCTCGGCCAGGTCGAGGGCGTCGGCCTCCTTGGCCGTCGCCTCGGCAAACTTGTCCACCTCGTCGGCGATCAGCACCCGGACGGGTCGGGAGGCTAGGTTGGCTGGGCTGTTGGATCCGACAAAGGTCAGGGTCGACCGGGTGAAGTTCTGCTCGAGGTTGGTGATTTTATCAGACTCAGCCGGGAAGCACTCAAGCATGGCCGGGCTGTCCTCGAGCATCGGCATCCATCGGGACTTCGAAAAGCTACGGGCGAGATTCTCAGACGGCATCAGCCACAGGGCCGGGCTCGGCTCGTTGGCGATCAGCCAGGCCAGGCCGGCCATCAGGGTCGTGGTTTTCGATGTCTGCGAACCCCAGCACAGCGTCACCTCGGAGACCGACGGGTTCTTCCAGTCCTCCATCGGCTCCCGGGTGTAGGGGCGCACCGATGTGGAGAACGGCCCCGGGTGCTCGGTCTGCCGCGCGGTCAGCTTGAGGTTGGCCTCGGACCATTCGACCACCGTCTGCTGCGGGGTCGGCCGGTAGAGGTTGCGGCGGTAGTCCAGGAGGGAGCGCTGCAGGTCGGTCAGGGTCATAGAAGGCGGCCTTGGTGTTGGTTGGAGATCCGGGCTTCGGCGATCTTGTGATAGGCCGGATCCCGTTCGATCCCGATGAACCGGAAGCCGTTGACCGTGGCCGCCTTTCCGGTCGAACCGGAGCCCATGAACGGATCGAGCACGGTGCCTCCGGGTGGCGTCACAAGCCGACAAAGGTAGGCCATCAGGGTGGTCGGCTTGACGGTCGGGTGGTTGTTGTCGGTCTCGCGGTCGTCCTTGCCGGTCTTGGCGCTGTAGAAGAATCGGGCGCCGGACTTGAGCGCCAGGCAGGCCTCGTTGCTGCCGTCGTGGATCAGGTTGGCAGGCCAGCGGCCGATGCATTCTCGTCCGGCTGTCTCTTTGTGGCTGGAGATCGGTGTGACCGTTTTCCGGTTTTCCAAGTCTTTGTTTCCGGCGCTTGAATTGACCCGCACTTCATCCCCAACCCTGCACCCATCGACATTGATCGCCCCGGTGCCATGGGTGAGGACGTTCTCGGCCACCGTTCCGATCAGCCGCTTCCGGGCCATGGTGATCGGTTCCAAGGCAGGCTTGAGGGCGGTGCCCCAGCCGGACCATTCACGGGCGGCGGGTGTGGCGGGAGCGGTGATTGGTACAATTTTGTTTTTGTGGCTTTGAATGATCTCCTGATTTCTATCACCTGCCGCAACCGTTCCACCAAGGCTTGACGGTTTGGATCCAATGACCTGCCGATTGGCCATGTTTTGGCTTTCGATGCTGCGGACGTCCGTTTCGCGTTCCACCCATTCCGGAACGTTGTGGAACAGATGGCGACATGCTTCGAGATGCTCCCGCGTCATGATTGCGGGCTGACTTGAAGCGGTGGTGTAATGGCCGCCCATGTTTGTCCCGGTCGCTTCGTCAATCTGTCTTGAGGTAACGCCCTGAGATCGAACCCAGGAAGTGAAGCGCAGGCGGCGCCTCTCCTGCTCCTGGCTGGAGTCCATTCGGTCAATCGCCTTCGACACATCCAGCGACTTCGGGAATCCGGAGCCATACACCCAGGCGATCATATCCCGGATCTCGAAGCCGGCGTCCTCGATCCTGACCGCCATGCGGTGCTGCGTCCTGGTGCCGGCGAAGGCCAGCAGGTGACCGCCGGGCTTCAGCACCCGGAGGCATTGCTCCCAGATGGCCACGCTGGGCACGTCGTAATCCCAGCGCTTGCCCATGAACGACAGGCCGTAGGGCGGGTCGGTGACGATGCTGTCGACCGAGTTGTCGGGCAGGCCGGCGAGCACCTCGAGGCAATCGCCCAGGTGGAGCTGGTAGGTCATTTCCATGGGTCGGTCTGGTGAAGGGTCTTCAGCGCCACCTCCTGCACCCAGCGGGTCAGCTCCCGCTCGGCGTGCTCCGGGTCATGCGGTGCGATGCGCCCGGATAACTGCTTCGGCATGGCCTTCAGAAGGGAGGCCACCGCCCCATCGTGCTCCTGCATCACCCGCTTCACCCAGTCGCCGGAGACCAGCCGGCGCTCGCGCTCGGCCTGGTTGGTCACCTCGTCCCGGGCGCTGGTCAGGTTCTTTGCCGCCGCCGCATGGATCGCCACGAGGCGCCCAGCATCAGCCCGACGCTGCCGCAGCGCCTGCACCGCCAGATCGTAGGCCGCCCGCTCGATCTGTCGCTGGCGCTCGTAGGCGCCTTCTGGCGAGTCGGTGGCCGCGGTGGCGGTGTCGATGGGGTTGGAGGCCTCCGCGGGCCGGTAGGGCCCTTCCTGCTCCGGGACGGGGCCTTCCTCAGGCGCCGGGTCGGTCACGCGGCGGATGTTCTTGGCCTTGATGTTCTGCGCCCGCCAGGCGTCCGCCACCTCCGGGCTGTCCATCGGCATGCCCTTCTTCATCAGGTAGTTCACGTAGCCGTGGCTCAGGCCGGCGTGTTCCGCATAGGCACGTTGCGTCATGGGCGCAGGGCGGTGCGGATGTTCTCCGGCAGCGCCGAGTCCGGCACCGACGCGGCATATTGGAGCGCCCGGAACACGCCGTCCCGGCGGCTATCGCGCGGATCCGGCACGCAATAGCCGGCGATTTGCTCCGGCGGGGTGCCGCGTTTCATCAGGCGGATGAACCAGGCGGTGTTGGCCAGGCCGAACTGGTCGATGAGGAATTGGAGGGAGTTGGGATGCATCGGGAATTGAATCTACGGTTGATCGCTCGAGATCATAGGGGTCTCGCGTTCACC